GTAGTAGATATCTCATAGTAGTTTCCTTAATTGTCTTTTTGTAGCATATTCTTTATGCAACTTACAAGTGAACCATCTAAATTGTGCTGTTGGTGTAGCAGGTCCTTCCATTTCTAATTCATTTGTTGATTCTGCATAAATTAATTTCTTCATAAACAAAGAAAGAGCAGCGTCATATTCCTTACAAGGTTTATATTCTGCAATTTTTCGTTTTGGTGTTTCGTAAGTGCCCTTACGACTTTCAACTATTCCTTTAATTATTTTTTTCTCATATCTATTTAATTTCATATTGATTTACTCACTAAATAAACTCCTGCAACTATACAAAATAGTATAACTGCTAAACATAATAAAATATCCATTATTGTAATTCTCCAATTCCGATAGTATTATCATCTATCATTTGTTGAGTAGAACCACTAGGTTCATAATGGTCTGAAATAGCCTTTTCAAAACTTGGTCCTTGACCAACTAAAACGCCAGGTTTACCTTCAAGTTTAGTTAACCTGGTTTCAGTTTTCATTTTTTTGATATAATCAGAACCAACATTAAAATGCCAAGATAAATTTTCTTCTAGCATAGGATAAACATGGTCCTCTCTATGTTTTTCATCTAACATCATATAGTAATGATAAGCAAGGTCTTCGGTTGCGAACCAAACAACACCTTGAATTTTTAAAATTTTTGGATGCCCTAGGTCTTTATGTGGGTTTCCATCTCTATCAGCAAATGATACTAGACAGTACATATTATCAGCAGGATTATTCATAGTTAAGCGTCCTCTGTAATAATTGGGTCTATAATACTAATCGCATTAGTAGTCCCGGTTTGTATTGAATTATGACCTTGACTTATACTGGTCACTTGGTCGTGTATTTCTAAAGCATTTGGCCCTATTAAATCTAAATTACTCAAAATATTTAGATGTATTTCTATTTGATTATTCAAATTTGAGATATTATCTAAAGTCTGCATAATCATTTGGTCGTTAGTTATCATAATATAATCTTTCTTTTTTGTTATTATTCTTATACATTACACTAAAATGAGCCAAAAGTCAAGCATTATTTTAACTAAAAAACCCTTGTTTTCTGCGATTTTTTGATTTATTTTAAATAAAAAAACCCTTATAAATCAACACTTTAGGTAGTCTAAAATCGTTGAAAAATAAGGGTTTTATAGAGTAAAATATTAGTTTTTCTTCATAAAATCATCATTCCAATCAAATGCTTCTCTCACTAGATTGGCAGTAAATCCTTTATATACATTATTTACTTTTTTGTTTACAACTGTCACCAAGAATGCTGCTTCTTCAGCACACAATCCTTCTAACATTTGAATAAAAAGTGTTTCTCTTTTTGTACTTGATAAACTACTGTCGCCGCCTTTTGTAAAAAGATATAATCTTTTTGCTTCTTGGGATAGTAATGTGTGGTCTGTCCCTACTGGCGCCTCGTTTGCTGTATATGGTACATCACCTGTTGGTAATAACCATTCTATCTTTGGGTCAAATGCACCTTTTAAAACTTGTCTTAAAGGTACTGTATCATTATCTTTTAATACTTTTAATTTTCTTGGTTTATCTTTAGCATTATTTACTTTGGTTGCAATCTCACTCATCAATGGAGGAACTGCTCTACCTGCTTCTGATAGTGCTGCCATACCTCGTCTTGTTGCTAATGCTGGGTGTGATTGTGTTTGTGGTTCTACTCCGTCTTGGCTTGCAATTGTGCCATCTGGATTTCTTCTTATGATTACCATATTATCTCCTTAACAGTTCTTTCAAAGTTAAAATTCATCTATAACTTCGATTAAAGTTTTAAGTTTCTTTGTTATAAAGTAGTTCAGTATTTTATCTCTACTTGCTACTTTAACATCAATAAACTCATTAATAATCTTTTCCTCTAGTTCTGGAGGAATACAACTCAAATCAATCAACTTACGATTTCTGTTGTAATTCTTTTGTTCTTCTTCGGTAAATGTCATAAAAACTTCATTTACCCAAGATTCAATTTTCTTTTTACTTAAAGGTCTTTGTCGTCTACCTTCAATAAAAACATTATCATCTGACAATACATTAGGTATTCCATCACTTCGGTCACCTTTTAATATATGTTCTTTAATATATATAGTCGGATCTTCACCTTTACCAACAAATTTATTTAAAACAGGATTGTATTGTTTAACATTAGGGCCGTGTAATTGTATAAAGTCTTTGTCACCTGATAGTATTAATATTTTCTTTTTGTGATTAGGACCAACTTCATTTTGTGTTCTTTTAACTAGTGTGGCGATTATATCATCTGCTTCTGCTGTTTCTAGTTCAATAACTTTGTAAGGTAAAAAACTTCTTATCTCATCTTTGATAGTGTGCAACATAGAAAAAATAGTATCCCAATCATGCTCTGATTTTTCTCTGGTTGCTTTTCTACCTGCTTTATAGTTAGGATATACTTCTCGTCTCCACACATTCTTACTATCACAGGCAATAACCATTTCGCCATATTCTTTACGAAACTTTTTATTATGACCTCGTAGTGAATTGAGAACCATATGTCTAACAAGGTCCTCGCTTAATTCAACTGCATTTCTACCATTGATTTGAACCATCAGGTTAGAAATCATAATCTGGTTTATGTCAACTATTATCATATATCTTATTATATCACACTTTCAAATGAAAGTAAAGCACTTATTCTAGTTCAAAATCAAAGTCAATTTCTACTGTTTTTTCTTCTTTTGGTTGTGGTTTTGGTTTTGTTTGGGTGTATTTTACTATTTTGCCGTAATTAATATCACTAACCTTTTTGCCATCTGGTAATGTAATAATTCTTATAAGTGTATCAGTAATCGGTTGCATGGGGTGTGGTTTACCAAAGTCCCTTCTCAATAAACTTTTAATTGATTCAATAGTAATACCTAAATCTTTTAAAAACAAATCACTTTTTACATCTATAACATTTTCTTGAAGAACAGATAATATATCCATACTTAATTGCTCTGTCAACTGTTCAATAAATTGTTCTTCTTTTAAATGTTGTTTTTGTTCATCAGTAATTTCTATTTCTGGTACTGGTCTTTTAACCCTATCTACTGGAAATTGTAATAATTTACCCATTTTTATCTTCTTCTTTTTTTTGCTATTTCTCGCTTGATCCATGATACTGCCTGATATGATGTTGGTTTTCTGTTAACCATTCTTCGTATTGCTTTATGAACAGAAGGGTTAACATCTTCTGCCACTTTGTTATTATCAACAATAACAAAATTTCTTCCACCAAATATTCTTTGTAATAAACCTATATTCTTTTGCACTTGTTTATGATTTGTTATTACAATGGCGTCTGGTAATTTTCTTGCTCTCATTTGATTTCTTTTAAGAGCAACTTCTAAACTTGTATTAACAAATACCATGAAAGTATCATAACCAATATGTTTCATTGTATTTGCTTCTGATTCTATTCTTGAAATATCTCTTGCCGTGCTATCTAATATAAGACCTAATCGACCTTCTAATGCCATTTTTAACTGAACACCAGTTCTTGCTTTTGCTTTTGACCTAATCTCATCACGGCGTTCAATCTCTTTAGGATTATATTGTGAAAAGTCTAATGACATTCTTTCTTTTTTCAAAGCATTTGCAAACATATTATCACTATTAATAACTTTTAATCCCATACCACTCAATGCTCTTTCAGAAACCCATGATTTACCTGAACCAGGACCACCTGCAAGGAAAAATGCCTTGAAAATATTAGGGTCATAAACACCCTCGATTATGTATTGTTTAAAATCTCTCATATACTAAATGATGTTCCGCAACCACATTGTGATTTTGCCTTTGGGTTATTAAATGTAAAGGTACTACCAAATGTTTCGCTGTTGTAATCTATTTCTATACCTGTTAGATATAGTTCATTTGTTTTGTGTACTAATAATCTATTGTCTATTAAGTGGTCATCTTTGTCTTGTTCATCTTCAAACGACCACTCATATTCAAACCCAGCACAACCGCCACCTTTTACTTGTAATCGAACATATTTCTTCTTATGTTCCTCTAACAAGGTACCAATGTGTGAGTATGCTGTATCTGATAAACTTAAATTCATTTACTACTATTTATATGCTGGTGCGATTACTTTCCATTTTGTAAGGTTTTGTTCATGTTCTCCCCAATACATTCCTATCCAATCACCTGTTCTTATATAATACCTAATAATACGAATATATGCTAGAGCATTAATTCTTTTTCTCATCGCTGCATCCCTATTTTTTTGGCTCATTTCTCTTGTTCTTGAGCGTTCAGTTTGACCTGCTGACCTAGCGATACCTTCTTGGGTATCAATCCATCTTTTTACATTTTTTAATGAGAAAGTATTATCGTCTGGTAATACTAATACAGTAGGATGAACACCTACCATTTTTGGGGGTTTCTTTCGGGAACGCAATTCTGCCATGCGTTCTTTAACTTCTTGTTTCTTTTCGTCTGCTTCTGTGAGTTTTACTTTATTCTCTTCCCATGCTTTATCTGTTTCTGATTCTATCATACTACCATATATAAAAATAAAAATATTATAAAAAGAAGAACAAAATACCAAACAATAACATTGTTAAATTTATTCATAATATTGTAAGTGATTGAATTGTGTCTGCATTTATAATCCAGCACGCTTTTGTATCACAATCTATCGTGCTAATAAAAGGACCATCTGAATTATCACTT